CTAAGATGTTGAAGCGTTTCCACCACCAAGTGATAATAGTTTTGAAATGAATGGTATTCTAATCTTGCCTTTAATGATAAAGATTAGTACGAGAATTAACGCAATTCCAATCATCAAAATTATAGTGAACCATCCAAGACTTTGAAGTCCATCGCCCCAACCAGCTTCACGTTGAAGAGACGCGTTTTCTTTCTGCGTCTTCTTCTCTCCTTTGATTGCTGCCCGCGCATTTTTATCCCCCGCTTCGATGGAATCGGCGGCGGCATTCAGGAGATTGCTGACTCTTTTGTCTCCCTTCTTGGATTGTTCTTTTGCTTCCTCTCGAAGAACCTTCGGCATTCCTACGGAATCAGGTGTCTGAGCTATGACTGTTATGCAAGTGTTCAATGTAATAAGATAGAAAAGGATCAAAATGAAAAATTGAATTCGGTTCATTGGAATTCCTCCGTTCTTTCTTCTCTCTCGTTCTCAGGTTTTGCATGTCCAAGTCCGGATCTTTCGAAAACGCCTTTCACAATTTTATTGTAGAGTAGTATCGTTGCGAGACAACAAACGAAAAGGCGAATTGCCTGATAGGCAGCAAGCGTCCATCCTGGAAGAATTTTGCAAATCTCTTCTTTTACAGAATCGAATGAGACGCAGTACGTAAAAACTTCCGGCATCGTAATCCAATAGAAAATGTTGTATGGAATAGCGATTAACGTAGCAACAAGGAACACAACGAGTTTCTTGTTGCTTAGTAGGAAATGATGAGGAAGATTTCGAAATAAGATTTGTGAAACAGTCAAAACGAGACTCATATAAAATCCGTTTAAAAAAACCGTGGGGAGAAGTTCAGTAATAGATTCGATCATGTATGTGCGACCTTCTTTATAACAGTCCTTTTGCTTTTAAGAATATTTCGGGATCGGTTTCTTTTTTCCAATCTTGAGCTTTCTCATCCCAAGGCCAAACTTCGAAATGCAGATGAGCACCTAAGCTGTATCCGTAGTTCCCAGATTTTCCGATCAGATCGCCTGCGCTAACTTCATCACCCTTCTTAACTTTAGGATCCGTGTGTTTGAACTTATAAAGGTTTTTTGAATGAACACCGATTCCGATAATGAACGGAGTCCAGGCACGATCTTCCGGAACTCCACCTGATTTTACCAGGTTGACCCAGGTGTTTTTTCCCAACGGAATTTTACTGGATACTTCCGATCTCTCTCGAGAACGGCTTTGATCACACAATCTTCGGGAGCGAATACATCGTTGCATCCTCCAAGATCGACTCCCAAGTGAAACTGCTTGGATTTCTTTCCGTCGATACTTAAGTATCACCATTCGTATTTCGAGGTGATATGAGGATTCGAAACTGGCAAACGAAAGATAGGATCTCGCTGAATGGGTATGTTCGAAATCGAACCGAATACCTCTTCCCTTGAAATTTTCTTTTTGTTTGCCAAGGCAATCGAAGATTCATTCCAACAGTTTTGATTAGTTTGAATTGCTTTTAGGCTTAGGAATTTCCGGATAAGCGGAATAAGAATTTTTAGAATTTGTAAGATCATTTTGAGAATCCTCCGTTTTGAAATTTTGAGTGAATTTTGTGGAGGAAGTTCTTTTTGTTCTTCGAATTTCTCGTCAAACTTGGTGTCAAGTTTTTCGATTCGAGTTTCAATCATATCTAATCGCTTATCAGTGGTCGAAGTGGTTTGCTTTAATAAACCGATTTCCAGTACATGCGATTTTTCTAATTCCATCATCCGTTCAGAAAGTCGATCTGTCTTATTACGATCTTGAAGCGAATGATATTTACATTCTTCTTGAACTTCTTTGATCTTCAATTCAGTATATTCTCTCTGTACGTCTTGGGCTTTAACGATCTCGTCTTTTGCTTCCTTTCGTATTAAATATAAAAAGAATACTGATAATAGAGACAAGAGAGGTAGGTATTTAAGAATCTCATCCATCCAGGATGGTATCCCATAATCGTTCAAAGGGAACAATTTTAGAAAAGTTCGATGTCTACTATGTCTGTTCTTTTCTTATTTTGATTCTTTGTTCTAATTTTTCGTAATACAACCCAATTCGTTTTGTCTTTAGAAACTCAGGCAGATTCTCAAACTTGCCTGGGCGCCAACCTTTTCGGAATATTTCTTCACAGTGATTCATCCACATATCTTCCGTCATTGCCATTCGGACCGCTTCTTTTTCTGGCGAATCAAACTGCTTCTTACAATGTGGACATTCTATTTTATGATCCATCAACATTTTCTACTCAAAAGTTTTACGGGTTTATCTACTTGTCTGGCAAGGCTTATCCTCGATGATTTGTCAATTCCTGATTGAAACTCATTATTCCATATATTAAGATTTTTATTATTAGATTTTCGCAAATTTACATAATTCTCGTCCTTAAATTCTTCTATCGCAACTTGGTCTTCATTTTTGATTCGAACGATAGACGATTTCTCTTCTATTCCCCAGTGTTCAGAGGCTTCTTGGAGTCGTGTCGCGATTCCATATGAAAATCCCTCTAAAAAATTAGTTTGGTTTTGTTTAGGTGCTAACGCCAGAACGACGTCGGATAAATATTGAAACATCAGTTGAGTCGTTTCGACATTTACTTCTCTGCCGAGAATAATAAACGAAGCGGGCCACGAATGTTTTAAGATGATACTACAGAAATTAGATTTAGCGATAGCAGCAATTAGGAATCTTTGCCAATGGCGAAATCGTCTTTTGTCCGTTGGTAAATTATATTCAATGATAGTCCCTCTTTCTAATTCCGTCGCTTCAACATTATACTTTTGAATCAATTCAGACGCTTGCTTTGCCGCGCTTTTCGCCTCGTTGGCATTCGGAGAACTGGAAAGTGCGAGAAGTTTGTTTATTTTATCAAGAATGGATTTCCTGTCAGTATTCATTTGGAAAACTCTGCTTTTGTTTCTTCTGCCTTAAAATCAATTGCTGCTTGAGTTACTTCTTTTTCGTAAAAATCAGGGTTCTTTAAAATATCCAAAACTCCCTGCTGAAATTCTTCTTTTATATCAGCGTCTTTTAATGGATAGTTTTTATCATACCAAACATCCATTGCAGAGATAAACGCGGACCGCGCTTGAAGTATGAACGAAATCAGAAGAGTCGTGTTATCGATAACGTCCTCGGGAATTTTTGGTTCGATATATTTGAATTCGATAGGAATAAACACTTTCATCCTTATACCTTCTTAAATACTTATTGATGCATCGTTAATCTAGTTCCGATCAAGGCATTCGATCATCGCTAACGCAACAGCTGCAACCTGTATCAATTCCTTTCTGTACTCTGAGAGATCGTTCTTTCCATCATATTTAAAATGTGTTTCGAGCGCGGCTTTGTTTACTTCTCCAACCTCCTCGCCAAGAATTACACACCATTCAATAGGGTTGTGATTTTGTTCTCCCCACTTCTGATCTTGCTTTTCTCTTTCTCCAAGAATTTCTTGAATAATCTTTTCTTTCATATCAAACTCCTTATAGACTGAATGTTTTTAGAATTAATGCGGTTAAGAGTAATCCGATCAAAGATCCGAAACCTGTGCCGGACGCGTATGTGATTCGATCTCGCAAAGTTCCGAACGCGATCTTTTGGACGTTCCATGTCCATACAAAAGAAATCAATCCTCCCACGAAAAAGACCGCAATGTATTTCTCTTTGCTTATGAGATAAGTATTTACGGCAACTAAAAAGACTTGGACAAAGCCAGTGGTAAATAAGCCAAAACGGGATTTCCAAATAAAAGACGCGATGATTAAAGCAAAAATTCCTAAAACCGTCCAAACGACCAAAGTTCCAGCTATCGTGTACATCATTACTAATTCAAAAATTTCAAAACTACTCATATTAAACTTTCCTAAATAAGCAAATTACTCTGACTCTATGATTCGTTGAAATCGAAAGATAAATTTTTCCCTCAAGCATCCACTTATCTCCCGCATACTGCGGAACGACTTGATCAAGCCATACAAGATGTCCTCCAATTTCGAGAGACTTCCAAGCTTCCATGAGAACCTTCCCTCGATTAACCATTAAGAAACCGTAATGTTTTGCGTCTTCTTTCGTATAAGGAGGATCCGCCAAAATTAAATCGAGCGAGTGGCCTACTATCGCACGTACATACGAAGAAAGAAGTTCGGCGTCACCAACGATTTCGGGATTCAATGCGGAGTTTTTATCCATCCTTAGATACTTACCTGGCGGAGTTTTTCCGCTAAACAAATGAAGAACTTTAGATTTATCCGGAAACATCGGTAAGAGCCGCTTTAAGTATTGCTCTGGATAAGCTCCGTGGTAGTCAGAAGTGTTTTTATAATTTTGTCCTAGTTCCCACTCTCCGTATAACCTTTCTTTGAAAATGTGAAGCGGAGCGTAATTCGGAAAGGACTCGTTATAAAGCCTTGCTCGATCTTGGATCTTAAGAGTTGATGTTTCGGAAATCATGAAACCTTCCTTGTTTCCGATTTGAAACTAGCTACGACGGTTGTTCTACAACCTCCAGCATGATACGGAGGCATCTGATTTCTCAAAAGGCTTGTAATCTCATCGCCAGATTTTGAAGTGATGTCGAATTGTCTCAGCTCTGATTCTGATGGATTCTGTCGATCCTTCCAGAAATATTCCCGAGCCGGATCATCAGCTAAAAATTCTCGCACGTAATTTACGCAAGTCCGAACTTCGACAGTCTTTCCGTTCATATTCTTACAAATGTAAGATGTATGATCATCGATCACGGCCACGATCTCGAGTCTTTTGATTCCTATTTGTTCGAATCTTTCGGTACGGGAAAAATTCCGGGATCTAAGAATTTGTCCTCTTACAATGTCGTCTAACTTGCTTCTAAGTTTTGCTTTCGGATCTATTATGGTAGGAGTTTCGCCTTCTTTCTGCGCCGGACCTAGTAATTCATCTTGAAGCATACGAATCGCTTGATCAGTTGAACCGGACTCCACCGCCTCTCGAATCGCATTTTCTATTTTGTTTACATCATCCTTACGATTGAATTGTTTACCTATATCGAACTTATATCCTTTATCAAAGAAATCTAATATGTCTTTGCTTGCTTGAATTCTAAGAGGATTTGTTTTTGAATTCTGATTATTTATATCCTGTCCAGCGTCCCAGGCTTTCGAAATTGTTTCATTCCATGCTTTTGCAGTTTCTTCCGGAAATTTGCTTCCAAGTTCTTTTTCTAAAACACCCCAAATCGTATCGATTGCATCGGTTTTATTGATTCCCTTTTTGGAAATCTGATTCAGAGCTTCATTGACACGATCTTCGTAAGAAGAAAAGAAATGAGAAACGAATGCTTCTTCGATGGAGGCATAAACTTCTTTTTCTTTTTTCGTCCACGCGCCAAGTTCTACAAGAGAGTCAAGGTCACCGCAAACATGAGAGGTTTGTTCAAACTGCTTACTCATCAGGACTTTTTTTTTACTCTCTAAGTCTGTGTTTTCCGAGAAAGTAAATCCAGCGTCGGTTTGCGTTTCTAACTTTTCCAAATCAAACCACTTGTCTCGTCCTAAGAGTTTTGCACCATCCTCGGGACTGATCGCACCCGATTTTACCATAGCAAGAACGAGTTGAAAATCTACGTTCTCAACCTGTTTTTCTGTCAGCTTTGCTTGTGCATCAGAGAGAGGATCTAAGGAGATTGATTTCTTGCGACTTGCATCTATAGATTGAAAACGATTTCCTTTAAGCAACTGATCGAGCGTGATTGCTCTGATCAAGAGTTGAATAACTGGATATACATAGTTCCCAAGTTTTAGTAGAAAAAACTTTCCTGCGACTTTTATATAGGTCTCTGTGACTGAATAAGATCTTCCAAGGAGAGCTAAATCGATATCGGCACCGGAAGAAATTTGTTCTTCAATGTAGCGAGAAATTGCTTCGAAGCCTCCGGTTTTAGAGGCGTCGGTTAAAGTATGGTGATCGACCGTCGTATCGTCGTAGGTGGCGAGAAATCCACTCTGAAAATTTTTTTCAAAAGATTGTTTTGCTTGCGTTAAGAATTCTTTGGATTGGTTTTCGTACGTTTTGGCGTCTGTCCCTGGAAGGAGTCGAGGTCTTTTGAATTTTGCAATGATAAATCCTAAGAGCCCCCACTTATTCAAAGTCTTATCGATATTGTCTTGAGTTTTGAATTGAGAATTGATCCATCGAACAACGGAAAGAAAGGGAGGAATCGCATACGGAGAATCTTCTTCTTTCTCGATTGCTTCATAAACATATTGTTCTTCGTTAAGCCGGTTGTAACCGAACTTTCCTTTTTCGTATGGAACAAAACGAACGATGTTGTTCGCGTCGATTTCTTTTTTGAATATAACTTTTTCAACGGGGATGAGACGAATTTCAGCCACTGAATCAAGATTTAAGGACGGCACAATTTCAGCGGATAAAGCTCCGGTTGTTAAAATTTGTCTGAGAAGATGATTCGTGATTCCAGGATGCTTTTTAAAGAATGTGTCAATGTCAGTTTGAATCTTCTTCTTACCGTTTTCATCAGCATCTATCTTCCATTCGATTCCAGAATTCCCAAGAGTAAGCGATCTTTTTACTGCTTGGAAAAGGTCGGGAAAAGCGATCACGAGTTTTTTAATTAGTGAAATCGATTCCAATGGAAACGATGGATTTACATCCTGAACAAAAAACTCAGTCTCTTGCCTAAAATCTTTCAGGTTTTTGGAACTTGCGGCAAATTCCATGGTCTGCACCGTGGTAAGTAAAATATGGGGAGTGATCCTTCAGTCCTTGGTCTCCTTCCCATTTTTGAATTTCATCTATCTGTAAAGGTTGCTCTTCGTCTGAACTAGAAGGCCAACCGATAATAGAAATCGTAAGGTTTTTACGCTTCGCACTCGTTACTGCGCCAAGAAGTTTGTTATAGATAAAAAACGGATTTCTCGGCGTAAAGAGTTGAGAGCATTGATATCCGCGACGATCGGATTTAGTTTTCGCAACGTATTCTCCTTTTTGATTGTCGAGTTTGCGGCTACACTTTTCGCAAGCGTAAAATACATTCGATACGCTCGGATTTCTTAGCGCCTCTTTATCATCTAAACCGAATATACTGATCGGCTCTTTTAACCAACGCTCTCTAAGTTTGTCCAATGACCGCAAGAAGGACATTTTAAAAGACGAAATCTTTGATCGGAGCGTAGAAATTCCGCGTGGATCCCAATGTTTGGAAGTGATGGCTGTGAACCAAGCATCATCCAATTCAATTTTGAAGCAAGAAGTCGGTCCCCGACAAACTCGATATTTTCCTCGTCGTGTTCATCAACTTCATCGAGCATTACGATATCCAAGTCGACTGTCTTTGTTCCACGTTTTGTCCACGTACCGCGCATTACGAGCGTAGCTTTGTCGATTTTTTTGGTTCTCGTATTGTCTACGTTGGAGTCGTTAAGATGTGGCTTTAGAATCGGGCATTGATTGAGGAACGGTTCAACATGGTCCTGAACAAAGTCTTTCATCGAGGTATCGTATGGGAAATAAATTCCAGCTTTGTAACTGGATCGAAAAATTTTCCAGACGAGTCTTGCTAAAGCCCAAACTGAATATCCGATTTGTGCCGCCTTTAGGAATATAATATACGGGTGATCTTGTGACTCTCTGCAAATATCTCTCCAAAATGAATAACCATCGAAACTGTAAGGGATAAGATCATCGTCGCCTTTTACAAAAACGTTTTGGGTGAGGAATTCTTCCATCGTACCTTCACGTTCGGTAGATGATTTTCCGATGAGGTTGTCGAGTTCTTGAAAGAATTCTTCCTGAGCGTTTTTTGTTTTAGTCTTCGCCATCGGTAAGCTCCGGTAAGAATGCGATATCGATGTCTTTCATCATCGAAACTTCACGTTTGATATTTTCTATATATTGAGAAAAAACTTTTGGATGTGCTTTAAGAAACATATGTAACGCAGGAGTGCCTTTGATTGCTTGGTGGACACCTCGAGCAACTCCGACAGGCTCAACTCGTTCTTTCTCTTTTTCAAGCATGCGCTCGATGTCGTTCATCAATCCGCGAAATGTGTTCAAGGCGCCTTCACCGCTTTTGAACTCGATCGTTAAATCTCCGTCTTCATTGAAGATTTGTTTTTTGATCGCTTTGAACGCGCGGACCGTATTCACGCGCAGAGTCGTAAGACTGATCTCTGCTTCTTTTAAGGCTTCATTTCTTGCGTTAAAAAGAGATATGTCGCGGTCTTCCTTTACTGTCGTTCCGGTCGTCTCGTCAACCTCAGAAAGCCAGTTCCGAATCGTATTCGAAGTGATCTTTGGATACTCTGGTCTCAAAGCGGCGGCAATCTGCTCCGGATTGTATCCAGATATTACGTAAAGATTATACGCCCTTTTTCTTAGAATTTTATGATAAGAAGGCATAGGGGGAATCGTATTCCTTTTTGTTGATTGTTTCCAAACAGAAATTGAAGTTTCCGTCCCCTATGTCTTTTCTTTTCACGCTGCCTCTGTATCTGAGTCCGCTGAAATTTCGTCCTCGATTCTGGAAGGCTTGATGTATAAACGCTCCTTTTCTTCGTTCAACTCGACTCCGATTTTCTGATGAGCCGCCAACGGGTCCGCGATGATTGAGTCCTTGTTTAGCTCCAGCTTTGCGCGAATGAATACCTTGGAAAGTCTGCGATCCAGTCGTTGTATAACTGTAGAAGACCATTTTCAGCAAGGATCTTCTCAAGAAGTTTCACTGAGGTTTTGGTTCTTACCGAAGCAGGAGTCTTTCGAAAATTCAACGTTCCCGAAATGAGTTTGCAGGTTTTCAGATTCGGATCCGGAAACAATTCTTCCCGATTCTTTTGCACGAAGTATGTAATCCCGCTCGTAACGTGATCGATTTTCGACTGAATCGGATAAACGGCTTCTTCCAATTCGGAGCGAATCTGAGAAATTTTCTGATTCGCTTCGTTTACAAGGCGGTCCCTTTCGAGCATCTGTTCGCCCATGTATTCCATTCCGGCTTCCAGTTCGGCTTTATTTTTGTAAGCGTTGTTTGGAAGATCCACAAGCGGGCGCTTCTCTTCGTTTTTTTTAGTTTTCGCCATTCGTAGTTTCTCCTTCCGATTTCGGGGTTACATCAACCACCACACCTGTAGAGGAAGATTTTACGGTATCCGCCTTGGGGATTCTTTTTTTCTTAGCGACCTTTTTGGGCGCCACTTTCTTCTTTGCCTTCTTTACAGGCGTCTTCTTCGTTTTCTTTTTTGCTACCATGATTGTTTTCCTCGTTTATTCAAAAATCATCATGTGTTTTCTGTAAAAACTGTATCGTCATATTTGCGAGTTTTATTTCGAATCCGATCCACAAGTTCATTTTTTACGATCGCTTCAATTTCGGAGGAGACTTCACCATCTCCTTTGAGAGCATTTTCGATCGTAACCTTATCAATGTCTTTGTGATAACGCTCTTTAATCCCGGCTCGAATCTGTTTTACGGAAATTTTTAAGCGATCCATGATTCGGAGATAACCATCGGATAGAAAGTTGCGAACGTGATTTTCCCGAATAGTTGAGTCGGACAAAACCTCCGGATATGCAAATGCAATCCCTAAAAGAGCATTACGAATTGCTAAAGGAGTTCTATACCTACATCCTCGAATCAATAATTCTTTCGCTTTCTCTCCCGCTTTCCCACGTTCGAATTTGACTTTGAATCCTTCTTCCGCGATCTGAATCAGTTCCAAATGGCTGAGTTGATTCATCGGAGCCTGAATCGTTCGGTAACCGATTTCGGGACTGGAAAGAATACCCGAAATCCAAGTCTCTGGTTTCATAAACATCAAGATTGAAAACAGGTGATCTTCTTTTTCGTGCGCAATTTCCCACACTTTTTTAAGATCTCGAAGTCCCCCGATGCGAAGAGCCTGTGCTTCATCAATGATTAAAACGACTTTTCTACCGATACTTTTAGCCCAGATCAAAAGTTCTCTGAGTTTGAAATATCTTTCATTTAGATTACCCGGAACGTGTTCTCTTGAACGTATAGATCGGATCATGTGTTTCATAACGAACGCGATCGAAAGACCACCTAACGCACTTTCCCAAGCCGGACCCACATGAACGAGAATGTATTTTTGCGGTTGGTTGGAGAAAAATTATTCCAAGACAACCGTTCCGGGACGAGAAGGAACAATCAAAGAAGTTGTGGGTTTTCATGATTGGCAACTTACAATCGAATTTGAGTTTGTAAGTAACACAGGAATGCAATTAGGTGCAATTTCAGAGTTACGTGACATTGAATCAAAATGGATGAAAATGGATTCCTTGGAAATCGTTCATCCTAAAATCAATGCTCTTGGAATTATGAAAGTTTTTTTAATTAGAATCGAATTCCCCGACGAGGATCGAGGTTTTGAACTTCCCGTACGAATCGAAGCAATCAGCGATGATCCTTCCTTTGATTTGGAGACTCCTCCAAAATGAATGAACGTGTCCATTACGTGAAAGAGAATGATACTCTCCAAAGGATCGCGGCGTTCTACTGGGGAGATTGGACATTGTGGCCTCTTCTTCAAGATTCTAATTCGCACCTAACTCAAAAAATCGGTTTCGATTGGCCCGAGAAATTGAAAGAAGGGATCGCCTTGAAAGCACCGACGAGTCTTCCTACTTCGGATCTTGAGCACACAGTGGCAAAATCTGATTCTTACGAGTCCTTGAGTTTATTCTACTACTCTACAGAACATTTCAGCGAACGGATCCGAAACAACAACGAACGTAAAACCCTACGTTATTTAATCAGTAGTAGGATTACAATTCCAGCACTTGTAGATCGAAGATCATTTCAAGCTGCTAAGGAGAGAGTCAAAACATGGCTTTAATTATGAGACAACGCTTACTTATTGGCGGTAAAATTCTTCACAAAATTTCGGAAGCAGAACTCATCAGCGGACGCAAAGAACCGCATGCCCAACTGACAATTAGACTCCCGAAGATGAAGGGATATGACAGTAAAGCATTCAAAAAGGGTGATTTAGTACGTTGGTGGGCATGGTATGAAGGATACAAAGAATCTCTCGAATTCGAAGGAAAAGTCGTCAGCGTATCTACAAAGATGCCCTTGGAAATTGTTTGTAGAGATGGGATGTATGATCTTCAATTAAAAACAGTAAATTTCAATATTGACAAGATGACAATACCTTCAATCGTAAATCGTTGCATTTCCGCCGAGGATGTAATTCCTAAAATTGACCCAACTATTGCTTCAATACGATTAAGTTATGATGTTTTAACCGCCGGGAAGCGCGCCGCTTTCGTACTTCATCGACTAAAAAAATATGGGATCGACGCTTTTTTTCGGAATAATTTTTTGGTAGTTCAGAATCCAACAAAAATTTCCGCTCCCGCTAAAAAGAAAGTCTTTCAATTAGGTCACAACGTCATCAAAGACAATCTATCCACACGAGAAAGTAGACCGGTCAAAGTTAAATTAAGAAGTTATAATATAGATACCGGAAGGATGCAGGAAGCTACATATACAGAAAGCGATGGTGAAGAATTGATTTTTGATCTGGACGGATTTCCTATTCCGAACTCAAAAAAAGAGCGGAAGAAATCTATCACGAAATTGCGGGAACAGGTCTTGTCGGAGAATTTGAGACCTTCGGAGCTCCTTCGGTACAACATTCGGAAATCATAACATTCAAAGATCCTGATGATGAACTTAGATCGAAGGACATTTTTGTAGATAAAGTAGTTAAAACCTGGTCCGCTAAAAACGCAACCTTTCGACAAGTGATCCTCCACCCGGCTGTAGTCAAGTTTAAAGATGCCGTATGAGCGTTGCTCAGGATATAGTTACTCTCTTTTTTAGTGAGTTTACGATCAATTGGGCAACGATGGCTACAGTCGTTCGCGTCCAGGAGGATCCTGATGATTCCGGGAAACCTGAGCTTCTAACCGCGACAGTCAACGGCGCAAATAAGGAAAATATACGTTGGTACTGGCCGATCAAACCCGCGCAAGGAAGTCGTTGTATTATATTCTTTGGAGACAATAATGCAAGTAGAGCCATTGCAATCGGCTTCAACAAAATTGCAAAAATCAAAACAAAGGTCGCCGAACTCTGCGAAATTGAAGTAGACGAACAAGGTTTTAAAATTGATCATTCTCAGTTATTGTCCGTCGTTGGTAAACTTACCGAAGGAAAACTGATTTTAAAAAACGGTCCCACTTTAGAAGTCGCGTTAGATTCCATTCAGAACAAAATTAACTTTAAAGGAAAGGTGGATATAGGAGACGCAAGCATTTCCGGAGTCGATACCAATGCACTCGAAACTTGGATGAACGGAATCATTTCCTCTTTACAAGCCCTCTACACCGCGATTCAAACTTCGCCCGTGACGCCGGAGGGGCATCTTACAAAGCCGGACTTGCAGGAGCCATTTCTTCAAAACCAATTCCTTCGGTTCCTCCTGCTCTAAAAGTTTCTAATCTCAAGTACGGAAAGACATAAACTTTAGTCTGCTATCTCAAACAAAAAATAGAAGACATAGCGGACATTCATTCCTACGGATTACCTGAATCGCTTGCGGTCTTCTTACTCACAGATAACCTCTATCTGTGGATTTTTTAACCGACGCACTTACATCCGATTTACTACTTGATTCTAAAAACTTTGATTTTGCGGAAAGCGAATCGGAAATAGAAGTCGTGCGTTCGATGGTGATCGAAGCCTTCGACATGACTCCTGCGGACGACATCGATTTCCCCGAAATCTATAGCCACCAACGTAGTAAGCACCTCTACGAAGATGACGATAGCGGTCCTCAAGAACGCATGAACGACGCATTCCGGATCTTATCTCAATTCCCTCAAATCGATTCCGACACAATTAAGATTTCCGTACTCAAAGAAGGAGTTTCTATTTATTTCCGATTAAAAACTGGAGAAGAACTTTCCCTAAATCTTGGAGGGAACTCATGATATTATACACCACAAAATCAAACGTTCAAAGAGAGATTGAGCGTAATGTTTAAAACTCTAAGGTTTTTGAAAGTCATGATTTTACTCGGGACTCAAAAGCCAGTACAATTTTAAGATCTCTTGCAAACGCAATCTATCTATTATCGATCAAAATCTTGTAGCACTCCAAAAAGCAATTCACTATCATACAGCCGAGGAAGAAGACTTACACGAATGGCTTAAACGTTATGGTCTGGAATGGAAAGAAGCGACTAACGCAAAACATAGAATCCGAATCGGTTCTAAAACAATCGTTCCTTACGAAGTTCTCATTCCCGTCGGAAAAATCGTAGGAACTGCGGATCACAAGATTCAGTTTCAAATTACACAAGAATCGAAAATTCTTCCTACAACTCCTGTAGATTCAAGAGGGTTTCATACGGTGGAAGTGATTTGCGAAGCTTTTCTTTTTGGTACAAAAGGCAACGTTGCCCAAAACGCAATCTCCGAAATCATCGACTATATCGAAGACTGTGACGTTATATATAACCCGAATACGGTTCCTGAATTTGTAGCGCGTGACAGGGAAACGATTGCAAGCGTAAGGTCTCGTTTGCAAGAGGCGGAAATCAAATCTTCATCTTTGTGGACTCCAGAATGGTACGTCAGCGAAGCATTAGGATTTTCTTTTGTAGAAAGAGCCATATTTAAAAGTAGCAAGGCGATCGGAATCCTGGGAGTTATAAAACTTCTACTCAAGGGAGCTAGTGGAACAATTTCATCCGCGCAGTTGCAAATCGTAGAAACACATTTTGATAGCGAAGACAAAAATCCTGGAGGAGTTGCAAAAGTTGTCTGCGAAAATATTAATGCGATCGAAATTAATAAGGTTTTTATTATATACTTCGCTTCGGCTGAATCGATTCCAGATTCAATCACACTCGAAAACATTGTAGATACGTTTTTCTTCTCCCTTCGGGACGGTGACGATTTTGTTACTAGCTCCCTTCGCTCCAATTTTTTAAATCTTCCGGACGCGGTTCAGTGTGACGTCAACAACGGGGATAACATTTCTGTTCCCGCCAGTAGTCTTGCGATCAAAGGATCGGGTTTTGATATTACGGCAACGGTATATTCATGAGTCGTTTTCGTTTTGATTTTAATTCTCTGGTTTGGGCAAACTTAAGAAGGTCTATTCACCAAACTTGTCCCTTACCAGTTTATATAAACGAGAACGGAACCGGTGGTCTTTCCAACAGCCTTTGGTATAGAGTTCTATTTGCGCTTCTGATCGTAATTCAAGAAAGGCTGAAGCGATCTAACTGGTTATACAAACAAATCTGGGTGGATACCGCAGATGGCAAGGGCCTCGACTGGTGGGGAGCTCGTTATGGTTTGTCTCGTGAACCAGGTGAGTCAGATAGTTCGTATTATCTCAGGATCTTATTCTTAGCGGAATATCGTCGTCTTCCACCGACCCTTTTTGCTAAAAAGAATCTGATTTCAAGAATCACTGGACTTTCAACAGATCAAATTTCAGTCGAACAAGTTTTTGATTATAAATACAGAATGGGCGATCCGATCGGAACTATCCTTGGATCCCGTGATTATTGTTTTTATGCTTTCCGGATCTACATTCCTTCAATTAACAAAAAATCCCGTCAAAATTTAATCCGTATTTTAGATGCAATCAACATAGGCGGTAACGTTTGGGAAATCTGGGAGGAACTAAATCCTTCCGATCCTCCTCCAACTCCGAAAGACGGACTGATTTGGAAGGGAGCCCGATTATCTGAAACGTTGTTAGGCGCTGAATTATATTGGTTAGTATATTAGGAGTTTATAATGAGTAATTTAAGAGGTTTAAATTTTCCAGTTAATGGTAAGCCGGTTTTTCAAGGCGACTTTGAAACCGAACCGCATGGAAGACGAGATTATAGAACGTTTTTCCGATCTCGTTTCAGGTGAAGTTTTGTCCGGTGGTGATCTTACTCCTGGCGCAAGTCCAAATACGATAAACCTTACGGAAATTGTAGCGTATGATTTCCAAGGGAAGGCGGATTCGCGTAACCGCACAAAATAATCTTCTTGTAACCAGACAGAACTTAGACTCGTTTGTTGTTCTGTGGCACAAGTTTCAAATCGATACCTCTCCTTACCTCGATTCTACCGGATATGCAAATACATACCGTCAAAACTCGTTCGAGATTTTGTTTAAAGAAACTACGGATTCGGAAGACGTTGTTCTTTTTAAGATTCGTAGTTTAAACGGTGCAATTTCTATTTTGAATGATCTTCGGTCTTTGTGTCGTATCAAGTCAGGAAATATCCGCGATAATTCGGTTACGAATTCTAAGTTAGACACGGATATTAAGGTCGGTTCTTTGGCTGCATTAGTCGGTCGTTTCAATAGCTCAATGCGTTCGAGTATATCAAGCGCGCTCAATGCACTTGAAAGCTGGATCAGTGCGGAAGAGGCTACAAGACAAAATGATATATTAGGATTAACAAATCTCATCGTTCCATTAGGTGGCATTGTCGAAGATAGTTTAAATATACTATCCTCATCTTATTTTAAAGACGCAAATGCTCAGGCAATATCCAGAGTCACATTTTCCGCGATTTGGAACTTGGTTCGTCGTAACGTTACCGGAATTGTTGCTGCAACGGATCGAATCAGTTGCACAAATCACGGTTGTATCGAGGAACAACTTGTAAAGTTTTCTTTTACAGGAGGCGGGATCACTGCATTAACAAATTATTATGTTCGTAATCCAATCCAACCACCAACGACTTCCAGACTTCTTCTACCTCTACCGGTTCAATTTTAGATTTAACCTCTTCTCAAACGGGAGAGATGATTATAAATATTGAATACGGTTTTGGAGACGGTTCGAGTACATTCAACGTTCCGGACCGTCGCGGAATTTTCCCGCGAGGTGCCGGGATACACGGAACTAGAGCAAAAGCAGCTGGCGGGAATTACGATGGTGGCGCAGTCGGATATGCGGGCCAGGATCTGATGTTTGATCATCGGCATAATTTTACATATAACAATCCATTCGGTCTCATCGGCGGTGCTGGATCGTATTGGATGGGAGCAGGCGGTACGAATGCAGGCAACACAAATTTGGTTATACTAGAACCAATAACCGACGGGGTCAATGGGACACCACGAAGGGGGAACAAAACTACCCCTGCATATATTGCCGTAAAATACAAAGTGAGAGTAGCATAATGAATTATATATTCACTTCATTATAACCCGCAAGTCGGGGAATTATTTCTTGCGGAAATCAAAGATGGAATTGCGCAAGATTTTGAATCGAGAAAGGTTTATAACAAAGTTTCGAAAGAAGAAAGAATTTTACAAAGCTGGGAGGATCAAATTAATCCGGAAACAGAAACAGATCTCGAACCCCTAAAGAACGAAGATGGTTCTTTGTTGCCATTCCAAATTTATACAGAAACAGATGGCTGGATTATCAATCTTATTCAAAAGAAAGATTCTTTGATTAAACTTGTAGATTCTATATGTGAATCAAAGATTATTGCCGGCTTTGTTTCCAATGCGTTAGATACACCGCACTTTTATAGCAGTGACAGAGACGACCAGCTAAATCTGGTCGGTTTAGTTTCTTTGAATGCTTCTGTTTTGTGCAAATGCACAAATGAAAATGGAATCAAAGACTACAGAAATCATACAGCGAATCAAATCAAACAAGTCCTAAGCGACGGAGCTATTCGGAATACGTTGCTTTTGTAAAAAGCTGCAAGTTTAAAAGTTTTACTACAATCTATAGAGACAGTTGATGAATTAGATAAAGTTAATATAACTTTGGGCTGGGACTGACAAGGAAAGTTATGATTACCGAAAACGACCTTACGGACAAAGTAATAGCAAAAGATGTTTTAGGATGGGAGTATAACCCAGATATTGGATGGTGTACAAGAACAAATACTATTGAAGAACGCTTGCCTTCATTCAAAACTGATGCTCGATGGACCGGTTTACTTTGGAGTATAGCGCTTCCCATCATGCAGAAAAACTATATCGGAATTGAAGCCGGCTTTGATAGCATCGAGGTTAATAATTGTTTTTATGATGAGGTTTTTACGTCATCTTCTATTAATTCAGCTCTGGCTCTGATTGTTTTGAATAAGGATGAGTTATAAGAGATGGCAGTTATAATAATTGCGATGACTCGCCGCCTTCTGTTTGTTTATCTGCTTATTTGTTTAAATTGGAAATATATATTTGGTTTAGATTCTGACTTCTCACTTGTGCTATTATTCTGTTTAATGTATGAAATTGATTCTTTGGTCTGGTAGCTTAAAAGGGTGAACAGAAAAAATGATTAATGAAGATAAAAGCAAGGTTATTCAATTCGAGGAACTTGGAACTTGGTCAGTTAAGAAATCGAATAAAAAACCCAAATGCATGATAGAGCGATGAATGAAGATGAAAACAAATTATCTTGAAGGGAATAGATGAATGAGTTGGCACTTTTCTCAGGCGCTGGTGGAAGGCATACTCGGAGGAACGCTCCTCGGATGGAAGACTGTCTGTACAGTGGAACTCAATGCCTTTTGCGCCAGACGACTCATGCAGCGCCAAAATGAAGGCCACTTGTCACCGTTCCCGATTTGGGATGATGTTCGTTCCTTTAGCGGATATCAATGGTGTGGCCTTATTGACGTGGTTTCGGGAGGATTTCCTTGCCAAGACATTTCAATCGCAGGTAAAAGAATCGGACTTGATGGAGAACATTCCGGCCTTTGGAAAGAAATGTTCCGAATCATTCGCGAAGTTCGACCAACATACGCATTCTTGGAAAATTCCCCACTTCTTACCCGGCGTGGAATTGATCGAGTTCTCTGGGATTTGGCCTCGCTGGGGTTCGATGCAATATGGGGAGTGTTGGGAGCTAATGACGTCGGAGCTCCCCATATCCGGAAACGAATCTGGATTCTTGCCTACACCAGTAGCGAGCATGGGGAGCGGGAACCGAAGTCCGGGGAGTCCAAAATTCCGACCTTCCCTCATCGAAATGGCAAGGAAAAATATTTGGCCGATTCCAACCGCATCCATGGTGACAGAAGCAGATTTTCTACAAGCACAGTTTCATTCAAGCAAACGCCCGGAATATCAAAGTGTCAATGGTGGGAAACTAAACCCGAGGTGGATCGAGTGGTTGATGGGATGGCCCATCGGTTGGAGCAGCTCCGAGCCATTGGGAACGGTCAAGTTCCAATGGTGGCTAAAGTCGCATGGAATATCCTAAGCAGTAAATAGCTATGAATTCAGTGCATGATATAACATTAAATTATTTCAAACTAACATATAGCAGAAGGCTCGCAATTGCTGAAAAATTCAATCTTTTGAGAGAAGAGGATATAAATCAACCAAACCATGAAAGATTTCGCCGAGTCTTATCACGAGCAAAGGAACGCAATTTATTAGGCGAAATGGATTCCGAAATTACAATTGAGCTTCAACAACAAGTGAAAACAACATGA